TGCAAATGTCGCGGCTGCTTCTTTTGTATCTGCTCAAACTATCGGAGGGTTGTATAACAAACGTAGATATTTCGGATTTGATTTTGATTTTGCTGGAACAGACAACAGCAATTATTTAAGACCACTTACAGGAACAACTTCTACCGGTTCCAATGTTAAATTCTTGTTGAGTAATTTCAATCAAGAAGCAGGAGCTAATTTCCCAACTCCATCCACTGCATATTCCGGTGCAATTGATTTATCTTCTAATACATCTGTTGATACTCGTAAATTCGTTGTACCATTTCAAGGCGGATTTGACGGCGCTCAGCCATTTAAATTGGTTTTAGCAGGAAGTTCAATTTCCGCTACAAACACTCAAGGATATAATTTAGCAAGTATTAGTTCACGGGACTATTCAGTATATACCAATGCTATTGATACTGTATCCAATCCTGATGAAATTGACATTAACATGTTAGTATTACCTGGCGTAATTCAAACTTTGCATCCTGCAGTTATTGATTATGCTTATAATATGTGTACCGATCGTGCAGATACATTCTTTGTATTCGATCCAGTAGGTTTAACAGACAACATTGCTACTGCAGTTGGAAGTGTTCAGACTATTGATAACAATTATTCTGCAACATATTATCCTTGGGTTAAAATTCTAGACACTGCCATCAATAAGCCTGTATGGGTTCCGCCCACTGTTGTAATTCCTGGTGTGCTTGCTTTCAATGATAGAGTATCCGCTGAATGGTATGCACCTGCTGGTTTAAATCGTGGTGGATTAACTTCTGTAATCGATGCATATACTCGTTTAACTCAATCAGAAAGAGATACGTTGTACGATGGTCGTATCAATCCTATCGCTACTTTCCCTGGAGTAGGTGTTTGTGTATGGGGACAAAAAACCCTTCAAGCCAAACCTTCTGCATTGGATAGAATCAATGTACGTAGGCTGTTGATTGCAGTTAAAAAATATATTGCTTCATCTACTAAATATTTAGTATTTGAACAAAATACCGCTGCAACTAGAAATCGTTTCCTTAATATTGTTAATCCTTATTTGGAGTCTGTACAACAAAGACAAGGCTTGTATGCATTCCGGGTTGTAATGGATGAAACAAATAACACTCCTGATGTTATCGATCGTAACATTATGGTGGGACAGCTTTTTCTTCAGCCAACCAAGACTGCAGAATTTATTATTCTGGACTTTAACATTCTTCCTACGGGAGCTACATTCCCCGGAGCTTAAGTATTTAACTTAAATATTTAAATGAAATTAGGCGGGAAATCCGCCTTTTTTCATGTATTGCCATATATATATTTGTAGGTAGAAACAATAATTATCCAAATATGAATGACTTAGAATTAAAAACATTTATCAAAAACAATAGATGTAATTTTACGAGACTATTACGTGTACACTATAAAAACCTCTACGAAGAAATTGATACAAAATACACAGGAGAAAAATTTACAGAAAAGTTATATAGATATTTACATAGAACTGATGACACTACTGGAAAATGTATAGTCTGCAAGTCTGATTGTCAATTTATGCATTTTAATAAAGGATTTAGAGAAACATGTAATATAAAATGCCGAGATGTATTACGTATGATAAACGCCCGGGCTATACGAAACTGTAAAATTTGTAATACTGAATTTGAAGTTTATAAAAAAACAAAAAATCAATTCTGTTCTGATAAATGTCGATTAATTCAAAATAAACTTAATTCCAAAGATCGTACGAGCAAATCATATAAAAGTAATTTATTGAACCACGGCGGGATGTATTCAACTACATTATCAGACCATGTACTAAAATCAAAAGCTACTACATTGAAAAAATACGGAGACGAAAATTATCGAAATGTAGAAAAAGCCAAACATACTAAATTACAGAAGTACGGTAGTGAGACTTATAATAATATAGATAAAGTAAAAAAGACTTGTTTAGAAAAATATGGGGTTCATAACATATTCCTTTATAAAAAATCAAATGGCATTGGAATATCAAAACCGCAACAACGTTTATATAATTTAATTAAAGAAAAATATCCAAATGCAGTGTTGGAATATTACATACCAGAATTGAAAATATCCGCTGATATTTACATTCCAGATAAAAATTTAATTGTTGAATTTTTTGGAGATTATTGGCACTGTAACCCAGTGAAATATTCAGGCGATTATTATCATCGATATATACATTTATCGGCTTCAGAAATTTGGAAAAAAGATAAGATCAGAGAAGATAATATTAAGAAATTGGGGTATGAATTTAAAATAATATGGGAATCTGATTTTTCAAAACACTCTTCATTAGATATTTAACTTAAATGAGAAAGGGCTATTGAATAGCCTTTTTTCATGTATACGCGATACATACAATCTATAAAAAGGAAACCTCGGATGATAGCGAATCCCGAGGTTTCAATTGCCGAAGCAATAACTGGTCCTAAACCAATATTTTAATTAAAGAGTTAATTTATTATATATATCAAGAAGTTAAAAAACCATTATCAAGTATTAATATATACAAGATATAGTTAATTTAAAGTTAAACAAAACTTATAATTTCCTGCATCCCATACTCGATCAAACCCATTAACTTGCATATTCTCATATTCAGTAAGGGCTGAATCGAAATATTGCAGCTTGTCTTTCAACATATGTTTTTGAAATACCTCTCTACTATATACATTTACATCCTTAAAATAAAAATAACTAGGTTTTAAAACATCAATTAACCTGAAACCTGTTTGTAAATACAAATTACCGGTGCTAGTATTACGATCGCAGTATGTTAATATATTATTCGGCTGATATGTTTTTATAAAATGTTTAAGTAATTTAGAAAATCCTCCGACAACCGTTGTATTCAATTTCGAAGAAAAGCGTAATAATTCATATTCGAATTTTTTATCATACCGAGACTTTCCAAAAGTAGCTACCGCAACTAACTCGTCATTGTAATAAAGCCCTAGATTAATAGAAGAATTACAATTTCCTTGTAAATGGGTAGTATTTAAAAATTCTTTTTTAGTCACGGAACTAATTTTCTTTATCGTACACTTTCTAGCAAATATTTTAGTACTTCTACCTATCTTAGATAGTATCAGTGATTTAACAATGTCTTGTTTCTGATACCATTGATAATCATATATATGTAACAAACGAATTCCTCTTATAGCACATCTCTCAGATTTTTTAACATGATATCGAATATCATTTAATTTTGATTGTGAATGCCAATATATGCCATTGAATTCTATAGCTAAATTAGCATCAGGAAGATAAATATCTAATTCTCTTCCATTTAAAATGACACGATCTCTTTCAATTAATTTAGTATCTGAAACTGATTTAATGAATTCTATAATTTCTTTTTCTCCGTTCGATTGTGTATTAATTGAATGTATTGCAGCGGAACATATTTTACAATGCGGTATGTATCCATTATTTAAATTTACAAAGAATTGATGTGAACATACATTACATTGAAACTCATAGTACTGTCCATTAACCACTCCTGTAAATTCTGTTTCAGAAAACATAGGAGTTAAATGTTTCCATGTATCAACTATAGTTTTATATTTTGTTATCGTACGTTTTTCATGTCCGTTATAATTTTCTGAACCGTATCGTAGCAATTTCGTTTGTTTAATTTTTTCGATATTCGTTAAATTTCCATATCTTTCAAGTTTTAATGTCTTAGCTTTATCTAATAACAATGCATTTTGTAGAGCATGTTCAACGCCGTGATTTTGCATCATACTTTGTTTATGTTTGACTTGCACTTCTTTCAATGTCATAGGATGTACGCCATTGAATTTTTCGTCCCACACTTTACGCAATGCTTTACGTTGTTTATCCTTCACTTCAGGATCGGCATTAGCGCATTTTTTGCAACAATATATTTTTGAATGTGTAGGTAAACATTCAAACGTAGTTGCACACATTTTACATTTACGTATTTCTCGTTGACTTTTAGTTCTTGGCATAGTTAATTTCGGTTCAAATATAATAATAATTATAAAGAATTAGATAATATAAGTAAAATAATTTGTAATACCTAATATTTTTTTAATCATATGATATTTATATTAAATTAATCATTTAACAATATAAACAACTAAATTATGGCAGAATTATTAGACCCGTCAGAAATAATGTTTACGGCATTTGAACCAAAAGTCGCTAATCGATTCATCATGTACATTGAAGGAATTCCGGCTTATTTGATCAAAGCTGCAAATCGTCCTGGAATTACTTTCGGGGACGTTGTTCTCGATCATATTAACATCGAGCGTAAGCTTAAAGGAAAAGGAAGATGGAATGATGTTTCTATTACGTTATATGATCCTGTAGTTCCTTCTGGTGCTCAAGCAGTAATGGAATGGATTCGTTTAGGACATGAATCTGTTACAGGTAGAAATGGATACTCCGACTTTTACAAAAAAGACATTACATTTAATACTCTAGGTCCAGTAGGAGACAAAGTTGAAGAATGGACGCTGAAAGGAGCGTATATTGGCGATGCGAACTTCGGTGATATGGATTGGAGTACGGAAGATGCGGTAAATATACAGCTTACGCTTAAATATGATTATGCAATATTACAATTCTAGAAATTTTTAGTAAAAATACTTAATTATATTTTAACGTTTCAAAAGAATTCCTTATATTTATTTATATAAGGAATTTTTTTATGACTAAATTTACATGTAATGATTGCAATCGAGAATTTGATACCTTGAAAGGTTTACAAAATCACAATTCTCGAACACACAAAATTTCAAGTGCACAAACTTATGTTAATGTTAATTTAAATGGTATATGGCCTGTCTGTAAATGTGGGTGTGGACAACAATTAAATTATTTTTCTACATTTGGGTTCGGAGAATATATTCGAGGACATAAAGCTCGAATGACCGGAGGTTTTTACACAAAAGAAGGAATTGAAAAGTCTTCAAATACCAGACGAGAACAATTTGCATCCGGGGCTCGCAAACAATGGAATAAAGGAGTTGCTAAAACTGAAGAACAAATGACTGCGTGTATAGAAGCTGCTCGTACCCCAGAACGGAGAAAGAAAATTTCAGAAAAGTTAACTAGTAAAAAGAAATCTCCTGAACATGTAGCAAAAATTCAAGCAGATAGAAAGAAATATTGGAGTGACAGGGAGCATCGACTTCAACAGCGGGAACGGCGAATGCAATATATAATTGCTAATGGATTAGGGTATAGTTCAAACTTAGAAAAGGTTTTTAAAGAAATATTAGATGGTATAGGCGTCAACTATATCGAACAATTTTACGTTCAGGAAATTAAAGCATTATATGACTTTAAAATTAAAGGTAGAAAAATTCTAATTGAAGTAGATGGCGATTATTGGCATTGCAACCCAAATATCGAAAAGTTTAAGACGCCGACACAACAATGGCACTTCGACAACCTAGAAAGGGATAAGTTAAAAAATCAGTGGGCAGAAGATAATGGCTATCAACTCATTCGATTCTGGGAACATGATATATGTAATAATCGATTGGATGTTGTATCGAAATTATTGGAAATTTGTAAAACATGATATATATATAAAAAGAAACGATAATGAAAAAAGTAGAATTACAAAAACTTATTCGAGAAGAAATTGATAATGCCATACAAGAAATTGATATTGTAAGACATCAAGACGCTGATACAAACTCTTCATTGGACTTGTTAAGAAATTTAATTGCCAACAACAGTCAATTTCGTTACGCAATGGCTACTACTTATCGCAATCCTAAAGAACCGGAACGCCATACAATTAACAATTTAGATGATGAAAAAGAAACTCCTATTAAACAACCAATAATTGATGTTATAAAAAAATATTCCATAGGTTCTCAAGGCAACTTATATGTTACGAAAACAAAAGAGTATAGTTACATTGCTCACCATTTATGGAATTTAGATGCTACAATGCAAACTGCACTTGTAGGTGTAATAAAAACCACTCCAAGTAAAGGACCGTATAGTATGAAAACTATGTTTGGCATTGATTCTCATGTAGTACATTGGAGCAATGTTGCGGACGAATATAAAGGAGGTGGGTTCGGAAAATTTTTGTATGATACTTTGTTGTATCATTACGGTGTTTTAGAATCAGATACTACATTGTTTGAAGGTTCTTTTAATATGTGGACTAAACATTTTCCAAAAGTTGCTAAATATATGGGTGCTACGATAGAAACTGATTGGGGCAGAGGAGGAACTCAAGCAAACGCCCAACAGATAGTTATACCTATTATAAACGACTTAAAGGATGTAAACTACTTAAGAAAATTAGGATCAATTATTGCATTTCATAGTGTAATTCCTGCAGAAGTTAAAAAAGTAGCAAAATTTGCTCAAGGGCTGAGTTATAATAAAGGAACTTTAGGAATTGTTTACATCAATGTAAAAATGCTAAAATATATAATCTCAACTGAAGATGACTATTCTGATAGAGACTCGTTCCTAGATATTTTAGATTCTGGCATATCGTATGATGAAATGATTTCTTTGATAAAAGATGATATCGAGGATACTTACCCATTTACTATCGATAAATCAAAGAAATTAATAATACTTTTTTCAGATGCTACCATGTTGATAGAACCTAAAGGAAATGAAGTTAAATACGATATACTTTAATTTTTTACAATCTCGATATTTATATTAAATCACTTAAATCATAAACAAAAATGAAATTACAAGAGCTTAGAAATCTAATTCGCGAAGAGGTTAGAAAAACAATTAAAGAATCGTATATGTCTGAATTAGACATAATTCGCCAGGAGTCTAATTCCGTAGAAGAATTTATACAAACTGCAGTTAAGCGGTTCCCTAAACTTAAAACTACAAGTGGGTATACAAAATACTTACGCGATGTATATGAAATAGGAATGAAAATGGATTCAAAATAAAATCTAATGAAATTACAAGAACTACGAAATCTAATCAAAGAAGAAACAAAAAAAGTATTAACCGAAGCAGCTTACAGTGTAAGCGGTAATACAGATAAAGCCTCTAAAACCCTTAGCGAAATAGGAGCTGAATATCAAGGACTATTTGCAGACTTTTCTATTGATTTAGAAGATTTAAATTTAAGCAATGTCGATATCACATATCTAGTTGAAAGTAAAGGTAATAAAGGCGTATTGTTCGCAACGATTTGGGGCCGTAAAAAAAGCGCTACGCCCGATGACATCGAGACTGTTAAACAAATTCAAAATGATTTGAAAACTGATAGCAGACCAATGATGGCACAAGTGACTCGTGTATATATTTTCAATGAAACAGATCCGCATGCATTCAAAATTGTTTTAACATATTCTTTCTAATACAGTTCGAGAAAGTTAAATCATGAAGACTTCAGTACTGCGTCAAATTATTCGAGAAGAAATTCAATTTGTTTTAAAAGAATCTGAAATAGCTGAATCTCATAGTGAATATCAAAACTACATGTTTTTTCAAAATCTTCGAACCATGCATCGAATGATTGAAAAAATGTTAGAGTTGAATCCAATGCAAGTCGATCAAATTCTTTCTGATGGACATGCATGGGCAGTAGACCATATATCCACTTCTACAGATGATGTAACTGAAGTAGGTCAATGGCTTTGCTCTGAAGTACAAAAATAATTTTGTACTTTCCGTATTATTTTTTATATTAAAGCACCTTAGGGAAATACATATATAACACATTAACAACAATCAATTTTAGGAGGATTAATTTATGACTTACAACAATTCAAACTCATTCGAAAACACACTTGACATTCTTTTCAAAAACTTTTTCGATTCAACATTCGATACAATTACTTCAGTTAAAATACCACACCCTGTTAATTGTTTTGAAACAGAATCGGAATTGATTTTTGAAATCGCTTGTACTGGTGTTGCAAAATCTGATATTGAAGTGGAAACAGAAAACAATTCACTACGTATCAAATATAAAAAGAATTTAAAGGAAACTATGAACGAAACAGCTCCACAAAAAGTTTTCTTTAATTCATTAAGTCAAAAGTCATTTGACTTAGGATGGTATATACCAGATAAATTTAATGTGTCTAAACTTACCGCAAAACAATTTGAAGGAATGTTAACAATAGCAATTCCAAAAAAACAAAAAAGCGAAGTTCGGAAAATCGAAATTCAATAATTAATTAAAAATCTCTAAGGTGAAAGGCTCGTACATCGAGCCTTTTTTTATTTCCTTATATTTATATATAAAAAATAAAGAGAATGGTAAACATTAGAAAACTTATTGAATCAGAAATACATCGTTATTTAGCTGAGCAAGATGATGTTGCAATGCAAAAGAAAACTAAAGCTGCTGATCTCAAAGCTGCAAAAGAGCAACTTAAAGCAGCCAAACTTCGAGTAAAAGAAATCGAAGCAAAAATTAGGTTATTATCATAAAAATTAATATATTACACTAAAATAAATTGTTATGTCAATAGTAAACGACTCTTATCCACAAAGCCATTCAGAAATAACTGATTCGGAATTGAAAGAACTTGCAATGCACGAAATGCAAGCGCAACAAGTTCGACAATCAAACTTTCCTACCGAAGTAATTTCACTTCCTTCTCAAGGCAAAGTATATCCGGAATCAAACCCACTTCATTCCGGAACAATTGAAATGAAGTATATGACTGCTCGAGAAGAAGACATTTTAACTTCTGCTAATTTAATCAAGCAAGGAATTGTTTTAGATAAATTAATGCAGTCATTGATTGTATCTCCAATTAAGTTCAATGACTTAGTTATCGGAGACAAAAATGCAATCATGATTGCTTCGAGAATTTTAGGATATGGCAAAGACTATGAAGTTTCAGTTACATGTCCAAACTGCGGAGAAAAGAATAAAGAATCCATAGTAGTTGATTTAACTAAACTTCCTGAAAAGAATATTCCAGAAACAGCAGTTATGTCTGCTCCGAATTTATTTGAATTTACTTTACCTCAATCCAAGCGCGTAGTTCAATTCAGTCTTGCTACACATGGAACAGAAAGAAAAATTGAATATGAACTTGAAGCAATGAAAAAAACTCAAAAGAAAGATTCTGTTAACAGAGAATTGACTACTCGATTAAAACATGTAATTAAGTCTGTTGATGGTACAGTAGATCCTAAATACATTTCCGATTTTGTCGATAATGAATTATTTGCTATGGATTCCAAAGCTCTTCGTAGTTATATTCGAGAAATTGCTCCAGACCAAAAATTTGAAATTCCATTTACTTGCGAACATTGTAGTCACGAAGAGGAGGCGTTGACATTTAATATAGATAGTAACTTTTTTTGGCCTAAGGCCTGAGCATAAACCTATATTACATACTCAATTATTTGAAATGGTCCATTATGAATCTGGATTTACTTGGACTGAATTATATAATATGCCGGTATGGCTTCGAAAGTTTTATTATAAGAAAACGGAAGAAGCAATAAAAGCAAAAAAGAAAGCTTCGGAAACACAAACGAAAAAGCCGAAAACACAAAAACCAGGAATAGCACCTAAAAAATAGGTGCTATTTTCATGTTTTTTCGTTTATTGATATTTATATTAAATTATTGAATATTATGAAACTCAAATCGCTTATTAAAGAATCTTACGATAAACAGTTACTTCGTTTAAATGAAAATATACTAACAGACATCATGGCTTTGATTTTAACTCCGAAGTTGAAAAAAGCTATGAAAAGTTTAAAGGCAGATCCTGAATTCAAAGAACTTGAGCAACAAATTAAAAAATCTAAAGAAGAATTAGATACTATCACAAAACGATTAGAGCGCAATTTAGAAAAACGAGAAAAAACTGTTGCGGATATGAAAAAAGCTGGCATTGATGTTGATATTAATATGACTTGGGATCAAACGTTTAAAGCGTTTGAAAATTGGAACAATGAATTTAAAGGCGCTTTGAAATCTAAAACAAATTTTAAAAAGTATTTTGATAAATACTATAAAAAATAACAAATGGCTAAACGTCAAACAAAACAAGAAAAGCAATTAACAGAATCTAAATTACAAGAGCAATCTAAATTACAGGATATTGATTCAGAGTTATTAGATTCTAGTAAAGATCTTACAAATGAACGAAGAAATGAATTAGGATTACTTAAAGAGACTGCTACGTTAAAAATTCAGTTATTAGAATTAGAAGCAAAAACGCTTGATATTTCAAAACAATTAACTAATCAACAAAAAACACGTAATAATATCGAGTCGGAATCGACTGATAAAGTTAAACAACTTAAAAAGCTTAAGCAAGGGGAAACCAAAGTAAGAGCGGAAGAAGAGAAATTTCTCAAAACAAAGGATAAAATCGAGAAAAAACTTACCGAAGCATTTGAAGCTCAAGGGCTGTCACAAGATCAGGCTTTGAAACTTGCAAAAGATGAAATTGCTATAAGAGAAAAGGGATATTTAGATACGCTTAAAGATAATAAGCTGCGGCAGGAGGCTCTTACAATGACTGAGGAGCAAAAAAAAGCTGCAGAAAAGCTTAATAAAGAAGAAGAAAAACGTAAAGAATTAATTAAAGAGTCTTTAGGGTTTGTCGATGATATCACAAACAAAATTGAAGAAATACCAATTGTAGGAGGACTTTTATCTAAAGTGCTTGGAACTGATGATTTGAAAGAAAAAATGTCTGAAATTGCTTCAAAAGAATTTACAAATCTTAAAGAAGGTGGCGCTGGCATGGGCAAGTCATTGACAGGATCGATCGGCCGCGTAATTAAATCAATGGGGCCATTGTTATTAACGGTAGGAGCTATTGCCGCAGCATTTAAATTAATTGAGTTTGCAGTTGATATAGATAAAGAAACAACTGCATTAGCGAGAAATTTAGGCGTTTCCAAAGACGAAGCTCAAGACTTACATCAGGAAATGATAGGATTTCAACGAGAGTCTGA